TTTGTGTAACTCTTTTAGGTAGAGTTCTTTTTGCTTTTCTACATCGTGTCGGACGCAAGCCATATTCAACTCTTTTAAAAGTTTCTTTTGTTTCATAGCAAGTTCCTCCTTAAAATAAACTATATAAACAGTATATACTGTTCTTTTATTTATGTCAAGAGAAAAATAATTAAGTATTATTTTAAAAGCGGATTTCAGCACCAATTTGGATATTGTGTGCAGTAATACCTAATTCAAAAGCAGTATGTGCTCTTAGCCAAAACAATCTATTATCGTGCGATAACCAATCTGAAAAATAATAGTTTCCGATCACTGTTGCCACTTCTGCTATATTAAGTTTGCCTTGACTAGGATGACGACCTAATAAGGGATTAACTTCATAATACCCTTTCCACTTGGGCTGTTGGTATAGAACATTTCTTGTAGTTTGATAGTCTAGGATCTGACTTATCTCACTAGCAACAAACCAGGCCTTTTCTTCATCAGTCCACCCTTCAAAAGGTTCTGCATGTGCTAGACTCATAGAAAAGAATAGCAATAATGCTGCTAGAGTTTTCATTCTTCCATTATGGATCTAATAATAAACACAGCGGCAAACACTACAAAGGCCCAAAAGATAGCCTCGCCCATTCCGGCAAATATTCCTGCTAGTATATCATTTTGGGTCATTTTGATACCACTCCAATGTGCTTTTAACTAGGCTGTCTATGCTGTTGATTAAAGGAACACCATACATTTCTTCTTCGGTAATAGCCAGCGGTAATTCAGTACAGCCCAGGACCACTGCTTCTGCTCCACGATCTATTAGATTTTTAATCACTATATTGAGTGTTGGTTGAGCAGCAGCAATATTACCTGCTTTAACGTGATCAATAGCAGGCTGTACATAAACATCCATTTCATACTGGCTAGGCACTATACAGTCCCATCCTCGTCTGCCCAGCATATCTTGGTATAGGCCGAATTCTATAGTAGACTGCGTCCCCATGATACCGACAGTGCCTGTGACATTTAAATTGTTTAACTGCATAGACACACTTTCTACAATGTGTAGTATAGGTACACCCTGATCGACCATTTGATCATACCAAAAGTGTGCGGTGTTACAGGGTATGACAATTTGAGTACAGCCTGCAGATTTAAGACCTCGGATGCCTCTCAGTAGTCCTTCTAGTGGCTCGTCGGTGCCTGCTCGTAATGCTGTACTACGATCGGGAATAGTAGGGTCACTCCACAATATTGTAGGGATATGTTCTTGATCACAACTCGCCGGCGTTTGTTCAATCAAACGTCTTAGGAATTCTGAACTAGCTGCAGGTCCCATTCCGCCGAGTATGCCTAACATATTATTTGGCCTTATAGAGTATGCTAGACGCTACATTCAATACAGGAATAGCGGCATCCATGTCTTTGGGTTCTTCTTTCCATCCTACTGAAATTTGTCCAATAAACAACCCAGGTTCGGCAGGTACACTGATACGACACATATAGTTAACACCACTTTCCTTGTAGACAAAGCCTAGGAAACTTTGTGCAGTTTTATATTCACTACAAGGAACTTTACCACTCATTAGGCTAATAACATCATTGTTGTTGGCATAGTTCTTGGTCAGCATACCTACATCGTAGCCGTCATAGTCTTTATTATGTCCGCCACCACGAGTAACAAGATACGCCAACTTTCTAGTATTCAACAAGGTATTAACTTCAAATACAGCCACTAGTTCTGCTTCGCTGTGTTTGAATATAAAGTCAGTGGCTTCTGTGTATTTTCCATTCATGTGAGGCAGTTGTTGCTGAGCACGATAACTAGCCATAAATGTATCTTTCTCAGTGTAGACAAACCAAACACCACCAAACATCAGCAATACCGCAAGTAATACCAATACTCTAGCAGGACTATGGCCCACCCACTCTAGAATATTAAGAAAGACTTTGTCCATTATCCACCTCTGCTACGAACGCTGTCACACCCATATTACCAATAACATGGCTAGCAGTACGAATCATATCCATCAAAGGATCAACTGCGATAAACAATACTAGAACTGCTTCGCTGGGGAGTTTTAATAAATCACAAACCACAGCCACGGTGGCCACAGTTAAAATACCTGTAGTACCAGCGCTGGCTAGGCCTGCAAGGATACTACCAAATAGTACAACTACCAAGCCAGCAACACCTAGATGTAGATCATAGATGCCAGCAATAAACGCTGTGGCAATGGCATAATACACAATACTACCAATACGATTTACGGTAAAACTTAATGGTGTAGTTAGTTCAACAGCATCCTTATTGTAGCCTAGTTTAACCAATGCGTCTTGGCTATAAGGAATACAAGCTAGGCTTGAACGACTACTGATAGCAATCATAAATGTTTCTTGTATGCCTTTGATGGTAGCAACAATGCTCTTGCGGCATTTCCAAGCAATGTATGCTGTAGCAATGGCAACGATTAAGAAACCACCCACAGTTTGTTGAATAATAAAATCAACCATAGTACCAAAGATACCAACGCCCACTTTGGCCACCTGTGTTGAAATCATAGCGAACAGGGCAATGGGCAAGAAGTAGTTCAAGAATTTGAAAATACTGATACTGGCCTGTTGTACACTCTTAAAAGCATCAATCAATATTTCTTGTCCGGCAGATTTAATATTACCTAACGCAATACCAAAGATCAAACAGAAAATAACAATCTTAAGACTTTCACCAGCATCTAAACTTTGGAAAATGTTTTCAGGAATAAACTTTTGAATAACAGCACCAGCACTGGGTTTGGGTGCTACAGGCATAGGTTCTTTCAATGTAATTGACATTTCGGCAGTTTGATCTTTGTTGTTGACCAAGGCACCCAGTTGTATTTTCTTTTCTGGAGTCATCTCACTACCGGTGATTAAGGTAGACCCTACACCCACTGTGGCGGCAAGAAACATACTGGCCAGGAAACCAACAACGATCTTTTTAATCATTGTTTGACTACCTTCTTTTTGTAGTAGGCCAACTACCCCTACCATAATAGTAGCAAACAAGAATGGCAGTACAACTACTTTTAGTAGGCTGATATAGATACTACCGACAGATTCCAACAACATAACTTGTTGTGGTAGATAAACACCGCCTGCAACGGCCAGCAAGATGCTGCCGAGGATAGTCCAAGGACTTGATAAGAATTTCTTTAAGTTCATTTGTTTTCCTTGTATCTATTCATTAATCGTTTAACATCGATATTGTTGTATTGGCTGGCTATAACAAAGTTGGCCGTACCTAATAACTGTAGATTGTTGGGTCTAACTGCCACAGCAATGTGATCCACGCTGTCGCTGATGGTAATGGTCTTTGTACTCAATGCTGCTTCAGGATGTTCGAAACTAATCTTTTTAATTTCAAATTCATCACGATATGCAGCATCAATCTTGCCCGACATAACATTGTCCATGACTGTGGTCCATTTATCTTCGGGAATAAATGTAGCCTGTGGGAAGTTGATACGAGCATAGGTATCATAACTAGAATTACGAATAAAACTGATCTTACCATCGAAGTCTCTAATAACTTCATAGGGCTCACGACCCCGGCTGTTCTGACTTAACCACAGGCGATTGACAATAAGACTTTGTCTTAGAACAACATAGGGATTGCTGAATCTCAATACCTGCAAGCGTGGGCCAGTGATACTTAACTTGCTTACAGCAATATCTGCACGACCATCACGCACTTGTTCTGCTACTTCGGCAAAACTTTTAGCATCTCTACGGAACTCTGCAGGCACTCCTAGTTGTTTGGCAATGCTGCGAGCAATTTCGACATCTAACCCATGTAGATTGTCTCCTTCGCCGCTAAAGAAAGGAGGGCTATCCGGACCATTCATAGCCACCACTAATTTGCCTGCTTTTTTAATAGCAGCTATATCGGCGGGTAGAGGAACTTTAGAATCGGGCACTTGTCCGTAGACAGCCAGCGACACTAGAAAGGTTAGTAATAGTAGTAGTTTTTTCATAATAGTATTTATATACTACTATATTAAACTTCTATTACTTGTTGGCCAAAGGATTGTCAACTGCCTTTTGAATTTTAGCATCAACTTCTTTTTTCAGTGTTTCTACTTCGCGGTTGATTTCTTTCTTGGCAGTGGTCATTTCACTGGTAATCTCTTTGTGTGTTTGTGCTAGTTCACTACGGATAGCATTGACTTCTGTGCGAGCCTTGTCCAAATCTTCACGAACACCCTTGCGTAGATCACGCATTTCTGAATCACTTTCACGCTGTGCTTGTTTGACACTACGCTCGATTTGTTCAGTGACTGATTCATTACGACGAATATCGCCTTTCAAATCGTTCTTGATATCACGAGTATAGTCAGTGGTCTTTTCTGAGTTCTGTTCAATAACGGCTAGGCGCTTGTCAAACTCTGATAAGTCTGGTGCTGTATAATCAGCAATTTTTTTCTTCATGCTTTGATAATCTTTATAAACTTCAAACGCAGAATAGAGACCACCTAATGTAGTACTTACAATAGTAAATGCTACCATTAACTTGGCCGGGGTGAATTCATACCCACCAATACTGATAACGGTATCTTTGCTCGCATATTTCTTCATTGCGGCTTCTGCTTCGTCAATTTTAGCATTAACATCTTTAATTTCTTCTGTCATATGAGTCTCCTTTTATTTGATTTTACAATTGTCTCCGTGCCACCTGGCATAGGTATTAATAGCAGATATTTTGCCACAATGCGGGCATTGTTTTTTTTCTCTTTTTAGAGCGGCATCTCGTTGTTGTTGTTTAGTATCATCTGTGTGTAATTTATTAACAAATCCGGGCTTTCTTCCCTTTAGTGCTTTTTTGCGTGATTCGATATGTGCATCTGATTGTGGCTTACCTTGTGCTTTTGGATGAGGTACTCTAAGTTTTGATAATCGATCTTCATCATATCGGATTCCTTTGTTCCATGGTATATAGCCATCTTCTTTCAACATAGCCCAGCCTTGTTTCATTGACTGTCGTTCTTTGTCGGTCGGAATCCTACCGAGATTTTTATGATGACTAAATGCTCCTTGTTTCCATTTTTCTATATATGCTTCGCATACTCTCGGATCACTGATACCATCTCCTGATTCGGGAATAAGATTTGCCCATTCATCACTTTCGACTATATTCCACAAGGATGAGTAGTATTCCCCATCTATCTTAAGTTCTTCGATAGAATTATATTCTCCGAGTATTATAGTATTCACATCATCGCCGTGTTCTCGCAGATGCCTACGCCAATACTTCCCGGACCCTTTATATTTGAAAGGATCTTGACTAGTTTGTCCAAGGTATTTTAACCCAGTGGTCTTATGTTCTTTTAGGTATAGATAAATCATAGCGTTCTCTCCACTAGTATTTATATAATCCTTATAAACATCACTCATTTTGAGTCTCCTTGTTTGTATTGTAGATCTACCATCTCTTGGTGTAGTCTATCACTTCCTCTCACTAAACCTCTTAACACACGCTCGTTATCCACAGTCTTTTGATTCTTGTAAACTTCTTCTGACTTGTAGAATTGTGCATCCAATAGTGTTATTTTTGTGTAAGCGTCAAAGCCCTTGGGCTGTGTGGCAATGCTGGCTATATCAACAGCACCAGCAACTTCGTTTGGTTCAACATTACGCTTGACCATACCGTCTTGTGTAGGTTCTGCACCCTGTAGGGCCATAAATGCCTGTGGATTTATGTAGTCGTTTATAGTACCACGACTCGTGGCTCGTGCTGTTTCTACTCTAGGCACTTCAACTTCTGTGAATGTAGCCACTGTGGTCTTTTTCAATGCATCTAAATTAGTTGGCACAAGGATTGAGTAATCAACTAGAGAACTCGATTCTTTGTTCTCGGGTTGTGGAGGTGGTATATATTGTACCACCGGTGGTTGAGCAGGTGCTGCTTGGAATGTTTGCTGTTGCACCATGGCCACGGTAATTACCTGTGTCGGTACTTCTGCCTGTGTTTGTTTCGGTGGAGTAGGTGCTGCTGTAGATACAGCAGTTTGTTGGATCACTGCTTGTACCACTTCCTGTTGCTTTGGAGCAGTAGGCAAGCTCGCAGTCTGCACCTGTTGTACTGATCCTTGGTTAGTGTCTTGTTGCTTGGGTGCAGCGGGCAATGCATTAGCAGTTTGAGTTTGTTGTACCACGGCCTGCACTGTTTCCTGTTGGCGAGGTGCCGGGGGTGGTAGACTGCCGGTTTGTGTTTGCTGTGCGGAACTTGCCACAGATTCCTGTTGTTTTGGTGCAGTGGGCAATGTCTGTGCCACAGTCTGTTGTACCGCTACTTCAGTGGATTGTGTGCTTGAGTCATTGTTG